CATCCTTATATGCGGCAAACACCGGTGGTTCATACTGTGCAAGAGTGGGGTTATGGTTAGCACGCACCCACTGTGCATACATAGCATTTATTTCATCCAGCGTAGGCTTCCTCACCTCCGCTGGCACTGTCACCTCACTGAAGTCAGGTGCAGTTTGATCGACATCGTCCAATAAAATCATATCGATGTCGTCTTTGGTCAATGGTTTAAATAACGATCTTTGGGATTGTTGTTTTTCCATCTGTTTGTGTGGTTTTTTAAGATTAATTCCACTAACTAGCTGAGCCCTTTCCTTTCCGTCCATTGCTGGTACGGGGCTCATCATGCGATGTTTGTCTTTGTTGTGTTTTGGATACAAATTGTTACATTCACATGATTCCAAGCATGTACCGGCTTGGAATATGCTAGAAGTATTTTGGTCAGCTTCACCTCCCCTAAATAGGGGTGTCTCGACCGGCGAGACTGCTTCACAACGGTAAGCGCCGAGCATATTGCCTAAATTCACTGCTAATAGCTCGTCGTAATCAATACCGTCACAGCACTCTTGTGTTTTACGCACAGGGTGCTCCAGGCAGATGGCAGGCATCCCTTCTTGATACTTGCTCTTCCACTCTCTTAAGAAATCGTCGTATGTCCTATCGGCCCACTTAGAGTAATGGTACAAATCATGCATCTGCAGAATCTTCTTCAGTATTGGGGCACGGGCTTCATATACTGTCCTACCGTGTTGAAACCACGCTGCTAAAGCATTATCAGCATTGACTCCTACACTTTCTTCTGGCGTGAGAATACTACGTGTGAGGAATTGTAAGCTTTTAAAAATTGAAGTTTCGTCTAATGGTGCCATGAGAAGTTCTGTGTCCTCATTGTATTTTGGGCGTCGTTTCAAAAAAACTCAGTTCATCCAATGAGATAAATGGTCTAGATTCTTGATCTTTTTCAGCCATAGTATAAATGATATTAAAATCAGCGAAGAATGCTTGGCGATTTGTGTGACCAAACCAGTCATATCCTGGTCTCACTGAGTCTGCACAATCATCCCCGTAAGTCATCAAACTACATACGACCTTAAATGGGGGACACTGCATATTCAACTTCTGCGCTAGTCCAAAATAACACATGCGGTGTAGGAGAGAATTACAGACACAATTTAGGATGGTAGTGAGACTGTTGCCAGATGTCACCGATGCAAAGAGTTTGAAGATGTCACCATTCATATGAATCACCGGGTAAATCACTTCTGTTGCTATTGCTCTCATCATATCTAAATCAGAAGGTGTGTATCCAATTGCATGGGCAAACTCTATCAAAATATTGAACGCAGCGCAAATCACCTGGCTACTCATACGCTGATCATAATTCTTGTAATCACCTGCTACAATCCTATCACTACCATACTTGGAAATTATCAACATAAGGGCGTGCCACTCTGGTCCTTCAGCATTACAACCCACAGCCACTCATAAACATCTGGCTTCGTGATTAACTCTGTCACTATTGGTAAAAAATACTTTCTCAATGCGATAGTCAAGTTCAAATTAGAACATTGGAAAGTACGTGTGACCGTCTTGGTCTTTTTCACAGGTTCATCCTTTAGTGATTGATGGAAGATTTCATATGATCTCTTATTTTCAGACCATGCTCTTTCACTTATATTGTAATCTTGCAATAAAGCTGGCGTAATGGCAAGTGGTAATCCATCTTCTGCTCCAAACAACTTTTTCTTAGACTGAAAATAAGGGAACCCTGCTGATGTTTTCTTATTCATGGGCTCTAGACCACGCACCCCATCTTCACCGTTCAATACCTGATCGAGTGATAATGGTTTTAGGTCCGTCCTCTGTCTCATCGTGTCTAATGTGCCGTCGAGGTAGTCCTTGGTCGCTTTTTCCATTAAAGCTTGAGGGAAACC